CCACCATCAATAGCATCACTGGGAACAGTGAGGTCAAAGGAGATTGGTGCTTGCATATTGAACAATTTGAAGTCTTTACCAGCTGATACCCAAAGGTTGAACTCAATATCAGGCACCGGTGTTTCTTTGTATGTGAGTTCATTCAGAACACGAAATGCAATTGTACCATTACCAGATTTGGTATAAATAAATTGCTTATTCAGAGAAAGTGCTGGCACATGCGAATTCCAAGGAATTTCAAATTCGATTTCACTATCACATTGAATATCAATGATGTGTGAAGTCAACTCAAAAGCTGTGTCTGAGCTTGTTGAAGCAGCAAAAATGATATTCGCTGGAGTATACAAAACTTGTATGCGACCTGAATGGAAATTGGATGAAACTATTTGGAGTTTGTACTTCAAAGAACCACACCAATATCGACAAGGCCAACTTACGAATCGCAATGGAGTCATAAAATGCAAATCACCATTGTTATACGGACGAAATACTCCTGCACACGGATGCACTGGAATATCAAAGAGTGTATAACCAACAGGATATGAAGTAGACATTATGAAATTTGCAAGTAGCCCTGGTTTTGATGCTATTTGGTTCAATGAATCCGAACTCAAATAGTCAACCATTTCCTTATCTACCTGAGAGGTAGAAGGTGAAGATCCAACATTCATCATTATAGGATCCATCTCGTCTGATGTCACTTGTGAGACATTATTCAAGCACAATTTGCCTATTTGTGCAACACCCCCATTAACAGAATTCAGTCTATACTTGGTATAGTAATCTAAACCAAATCTTGGAATAGTAGGTTCTGAAGTGGGGAATGTTCGTATAGTTGGTTCTTCATTGCAGTAACCACACAGAGTAACATCGTAGAGGTTTCCAAAAATAGTAACATCTACATCAGGTGTCACATCAGCACATCGTAGGGAATTCAACACATAAATGAAGAGTCTACTCTGCGAGGTACCTACAGTCGCATTTGAGGTCATATCTACATAATTGTACGGATACACAAAAGGTATTTTAAGGCCAACAACCTCATTCATACCAGCCGATACAATCACGTGTGGAAAACCAGTAACAGATACCAGATTTTCAGTTCGATCTCTAAGAGTCGTGGTACCTGGAGGACTTGCGACAGGGCATGGAGACCATGCTGCAATAAGCTTTCCGTAATGGAAAGATGTCCCATTCAACCTAATGGATATGTTCACAGAAGAACGGAGATACCGAAAGCGAGATAGTTTCTCGATTATTCCTCTAAATTGATAGAAGACATCAGGAAAAACTACCTCAGCGAGTAAGGAGCCATTCTGCTGGGATGCAGACCATTTAAAGTTGGCAATGGGGTAGACACGAGAGACATAGTCTGTCAAAGTTGGTGTTTTGAAGGACACATTATGTGTTCTGATAGCTCCATCATCACTATCTTCGATAATGATCGGCGCAACATCAGTAAAACGCACACTTTGTTCAGTCTCGTCTCCGTGTAGTTGTTCGACAGTATTAGGTGCCACTGCCTGAGCACTGTTTGAAAGCTCATTAGTTTCAGTAAGATTGAAAATTGATACGATTGGTGTAACCTCAAACACGTAATCGCATGTGTTGAGAGTGGTCTATCTCCATAGGGTAAACAAAACAAATTGATCAACACTTCAACTTGAGATGGATATTACCATTACAGTCAAAAAGACTGATTTATCATGTTCGCCAACAAAGTATTGTAGTCAGAACGACGTAGTGGAATTGGTGGTGAGAGTCTTTGCGAAACTTCCATCACATGATCCACATACTTCGTAAACATTGGTTTTCCATGATGAACCAATTCGAGACAAAATGAATCGAAGGTAGATTGCATCACTTCCTCGAAAGGTGTACTTGATGGTTTGCACCATTGCATTGTCTCTTCAATCGAATGACGATCTAAAGGAGCAAACATCCATCCTTCTCTCATAACAAATGCTCGTTTCAAGAAAGTTACATCATCAATGTTCTCATACTCGACATCAATATTTCCTTTTGAACATGAAGTATATACAATATCATATAAACTCATAACATGTTGGAAACTCATAGCATTGAACCAAGGAACATTACACGATACACCAGATATATTATCATCACCATAAGCAGCAAATTCTACATATATTCGAAAAGTAAACGGATCCACATTATGATCACGTGCCAAAAACATATACGAGTAACGAAACAATATACCATTCACACAGCAATTCACAATAGTTGTCAGAGGAGTTCCAGAAGGATTTCCTCGAAAACACCTATACAATGATCTGCCACACAAATGGATAGCATTGAACGTTGCCAGAAAGATTGCCCTGCGTATCATGTAAAACTCATCATTGTAATACGATTGTATTACATCAAGAACTTTCATGATGACATCAAAGGGAAGGCGCTTGTCGTAGCTAGAGTAGTCGCCTGCAATGATTCTGTCTTTTCCATGTTTGCACAATCTTTTGTGAAGCACTTTCCAAGAAATCGAATGTGGGTTGATACCACAAGATACTTCACCTGTGTTATTGTGCATGCAATGAGCAATAAAATTGAGAAAGTACTTCCTAGTCAGGTAACTGAGGTCTAGCGGTCCACAGTTGAATACTCGTACTTTCCCAGTATCAACTTTGTCTACTGGAAGACGCTCATCTTTCATATTGTCTGTCCATATGAATGGAGGTATAATTCCGTTCATCATTGCTTCTTCCTTTTCCTCTATCACCTTCCTGATTTCAGATTTTAGCGAAAATATGCCTTCAGAAGTTTCATTGAAGAAACCA